AACCTTGACTACAAAAATGGGACCAGACATTATTCTCGTTCCATTTATTGATTGCAATCTTTCTGGTCCTCAATACCTTTGAGCCTTTGACACCTCTTATTCTATCCTGTGTTTTATTTGTATGGCAACTCGGACCATGACACCAATTATAATCTGACATAATTAGTGCCTCACTTTCCACGCAGTAGTCGCAGTTCTATATCCATGTGCGTCTAGATCGTAATAAACGTAATAAGGTGTTCCATTCTTAGCAACACCATATCTGCTTTTTTCGTCGTGCTTACCTTGTCTAGTAATATGTTTCTTATGCTTACTAGCCCAATAAGTTATGTAAAATGTTTTAGTCATATTTATTTCTCTCTTTCTGTTATGGGACTATCTTATAGGATAGTCCCATAATTGTCAAATGTTAATTTACAGATTGTTGCATTTGTTTTCTTGCAATAGCAATCTTTTGATCTCTAGTTAAAACCTCTTTATCTTCCAAAAGACTAGCCAGATTTTCTGGACTATAAATTGATAAAGCTAAACTAGAACTTTCATTCATCATTGTTTCATTCAAAACAACTCCGAGTTTATCTGCAAGTGCTTTTGCTTGGTCAAATGTTCTGTAAGATTTTAAACCTAATCTTAAAGTTTTCATTTTGCCCTCAACATAATTAAACATTTGTTCATGCTCTTTAACTACATTATCTGCACTTTGAACATACATCTTAAAAAAGTTTAAAGTGTTTTCATCAACTTTGAATTGTCGACTATGACAATAGTTAGAACCAATAGTCCAAAGTTTAAAATCGTTTTCCCACTTTGATCTAGGTGTAGTTATAGACTTGTCATCATTTGAAGATGTTTGCCAACCCAAAAATTTATTACATGCACTTTCATCATTATAATACTTTGGATTTCTTTTTGAGTAATCATCATTAATTGATAATTGAAAGTCTGGATTTAAACCCTTTGCTCTCATCTCATCACGATAATATGCTCTCGCAAACTTTCGACCCATATCAAATTTAACATGAACCTCATCTTCTGCTTGATACTCTTTACCCTCATCATCAACTTTTGTAATTGGTTGTTGAACATAAAAACAATTATCTTCATACAACTCGCCACCGGCTCTATTGTATTTTTTAATCATTGATCTTATTGTATCAACATCTTCCTGTGGTTGATGATATCTTACAACTTTCTCAATCTGCTCTTTTGCTTTTTCACGCATAAGATCATATTGTTCTTTTGCTTGTACCAATTTATCTTTTACTTTATCTTCATAAAAAGATTGAAATTGATCTGCAATAACTTTTCGCTTTTCTGCGTTAAGTGTTATTTTTTTTGTAGTCATTTATATTTCTCCTTTTTTAAATTATTTTTAATTTAGCGCTTGACAAAAGGATTGTCAAGGATTATATATGACATTCAGCCTCATTTGAGGATTTATCGCTGAAACAAAACTATAAATCCTAATGGGACCTACACCAGCAAAAGTAGGTAGGGTTTACAGGTTGTAGTTTGGGATTATCTCTCCCACGTTCCTACAACCTGCTGATCCCTGGTCCGATGGATCTGCTAAACTTGAGTGGCCTTAGCTAGGCTTAATGATAAAATCTCAAGGTTAAAGATTTCCGGAGGCGTTACGTCGGACCTGGGATCAGTAAATGCTGGCGCATTAATAAGCGTCTATGTAACAAACGAAAGGGTAGTTACTGGTCCTGGATCAGTCTATTAGTGCTGGCAAAACCGCGGGGACAATGCCGGCGTGAAGAGACTGGTCCTAAGAAAGAAATTATGATGAAACAAAAAATTTTGATAAACCATTGGCGCTGGCTAGAAGCCAACGGCTACAAGCGTCAAGCCGCAAGCTGCAAGCAACAAGCTGCAAACTTGACAAGAAAGAATTATAATGTTATAGTATCCTATAAACTAAAGGAGAAAGAATTATGAACACTAAAGAAGCATGGCAGCTGGTAGGCGGCCTGAGTAAACCATCTAAAATGCCTGGCTGGTCAATTGGTTTACCTGCCAAAGAATGCAAAACTGGCGGCAAGCTCCAGAAGGTCCAGGGCAGCGTATGCTTCGATTGCTACGCTCTCAAAGGCTGTTACGTCTTCAAGGTTGTTCAGGATGCACAGTACCGTAGACTGGAAGCAACGAAGGGCCCGCAATGGGTTGCTGCAATGGCTCACCTGATCAACAGCAAGAAGCCCGACGTGTTCCGCTGGCATGACTCAGGAGACGTCCAGGATCTAGATCACTTAAACAAAATTTATGAGGTGTGTAAGTTAACACCTACAAAAAAGCATTGGATGCCTACCCGTGAAGCATGGATAAAAGACCATCTTCAGGACAAGCCAAACAATTTAGTCATACGATTTAGTGCGCCCATGGTAGACCAGCGGGCGCCTTTGTCGTGGTCCAACTCTTCGGAGGTGGTGACATCAGGGGCCACGTGTCCAGCTCCTAAACAAAACAATGAATGCAGAGACTGCAGAGCATGTTGGGATCCAAAAATTAAAACAGTTTCATATGGTAAACATTGATATGTTTAGACATCCAAAATATTATAAAGAATTACGCAAGCGTAATAAATCGGATCAGGTCATTAGCAAAGAACCGGCGACGGCTGGGAATCAGCGTGCACCTGGTCCGGGCCAACAGCATCAAGCTTCAAGCGTCAAGCTCAAAGAGCCTCAAGCTTCAAGCGGCAAGCATCAAGCCCCAAGCAGCAAGCGTCAAGCTTAAACCCGCAAGCATCAAGCTCCATGATCCTGGACCCTTGAAAAAGTTTCAAGCACCTTTGATCAAGGGACTCTACCAAGATAAATGAGTTGTTAGGATGGC